CGCAAAAAAAAAAGGGTAACATACTAATAGAGCGATACGTGTCTTCGCGTCTTTTCGATAGATGTCCGATCCAAATGAAATAAATGATATACGAAGCGAATCAGACTTTCGCGGAATAACCTTTTCCTCATACAAAAAGACGGATGTGCGCAAAGAACTCATCAATAGTTTATCCAGCTCTAAAATCGAACCTGCCTGTTATTGGAGTGCGGAACTCGTATGTTCTGGTCATTATCTTGAATTATGGGATATTATTATTACATTTATGAGTAAATATATTCATTTAGCAAATCCTAAACTACCTCTTTATATTGAAATGCGGTATGAGAGTTTCAAGTCGATTATATCCAACGGGTATGCTGGAAATGAACTTCGCCTACGAAATCATTCCAAGATGCGGTCGCTTTTCGCTGAAATCGTATGTGTTCTCGCGAATTCAAAACGGCAACATAAATACGATAGTGTGAAAATAAAGAAAAAGGAGGAATATGATATTGCCACGATGTCGCAGCGTCTGAAAGCACCACGGGTGGATTATGCACAGGAGTTTTTTCGAGAGAGAGATCCGAAAGAGATATTTATCGCGATGAATGAATTCGCTTATCACATCTCTCGTGATTCTAAAAACACACTTTTAGCATGTTACTGGGTAGAATGGATTGTCGAGTTTGAAACGATTTGTAAAGCGAAAAAAGAGACATGTCGTTGCGAGAGACGGTCGCATATACCTGTCGATGATAAACTACAGTTCGACCCGATTTGGATGATATGGGATATGATTATTGCGCGAAGTGCCAACGCAGAAGATCATTCACCACTCACCCAGAAGATCATAAGTAGTATGTTACGATTATATTGTATTCGGTTCACCCCGGGTGTTCGAAAAAAACGGCGCTATCTCATTTATTTTGCGATATCACTTTTAACCGCTGAATATGATAGTAAAATTGAGATGATACATGATCGTATCGTAATAGAAACTGCGGTTGCGAATATCAACTCCGTCTATAAACAAATCAAACAGCATGAAATTAGCCCGGATACCGACTACTTATTCTCATCCGCTGGTTACGCTGGCGATAAAAACGGAGATTTAGAACGCACAATCAAGCGTTTAGAAGCGTTGAATTCGATGAACACGATTGTCAGGAAAAGAGACGACGATTCATCGCAACAATCTAATGCCGCTAAAAATTATAGTCCATATGAGTAGTATTTTATGTCTATATCTACTATATCTAGAGTATATATAGACCGAATGTCACTTCCAACATTTAAATTTACGAAACTTGGCGAAGCCACAAATAATGAAAGCGTGAATAGTGGGTTGTCTGCTGCTTATAAAATGTCAAAGTCGGGATTAACTAGTATAAAAGAGAAAGCACAAGATACATTTCGAGAGATGGAAATGCCCGAAATATCTCTCGAGACATCCGATTCAAATACCAGCAGCACCAGCACATCTGACGATGATGGGTTCTTTTCAATTTGGACATTCATAAAATTGCTGATTATTGCCACTATCGTCTGGTTTATGTGGAGTAGTTTATCGACGAATGGTGATTTTCATTTAGGAATGGGTGAGGTAGGAGATAAGATAAAGACATTTTTCAAAACGATGGAAGAGAAAGGACGTGAAATCATCTCTCGAACCACCAATATCGAACTTCCAGTACGTGGCGGCGACGACAGTGACAGCGACAGCGACAGTGACAGCGACAGCGAAGATGGACAAACGAAGAAGAAAGTGAGTTCTATTTCAACCACACAACATCGCCCACCTGTGCCACCTGACGCAACAAACAGCAGCGATAAAAGACCTGGGTTTATAACTGACAATAACAGATACACATTTTTAGATAAAGCCGACCGCAACTATTCTGGACCTTCACCTCGCGCGGATGATAGCACGAGCGTTACACAAAAACATCAAAGTGGAAAAGGTGGCTACTGTTATATCGGTGAAGACCGCGGGTTTCGTAGTTGTGTCCGCGTAGAAGCAAGTGATAAATGTATGTCTGGAGAGGTTTATTCACGACATGATATTTGTATAGATCCAACCTTGAGAGAATAATGTGGATAACCGTCAGCGTGATCATAACAAACGATTATAATGATAAATACCTTATTTCTGGAGTATATGAGTAAGGTTCACTTATTTGCTGTTGCCCGTCCTGATAGATGAGAGTAATTGTTATAGAATATTGTGTGCCAACAATAATGATTTCAGAACCAGACATCGACGACGGAATACGAATTTTATGTTCACCTGAACCGGATATGGGCTGATTGTCACTATTTGTAATCGTTTCATATGCGGCATTTAGTCCATTTACTCTCAATTTAACAACCGGATTCGCAATTTGCCATTGTGTGTTGATCGAAAATATCATTTCTGCGTAAGATAATCCCGCCGGTGTATAATAACCTTGAATATCATATATCAACGCTTTTACGGTGTTTGGATAAACAGTCAAAAATATACGGGAACTTTCATTACTACTAAGATAACCATTATAGGTTTCCATGACAATAGAATAGGATCCGTCGATTATATAATTGTTATTCAATATGCCTATATCCGCACTATAAGATGTTCTTGTATCTGTAGAACTTATGTTATACGGATAAGTAAGTCCAGAACCGATCGACAACGGTGGTGTAATCGTAATATTATAGTATTTTATAGCTGTTCCGCCTGTATCGGGTTTGTTCCACGTAACATTAATGTAATTACGCGAAACATCTGTCCATGTAGGCGGTAATAACCCATACCTTGATGTAATCTTTATATTTGTAGGAACACCCGGTTTCGTTAATGTTCTCGCTGTAATAATTGCGGATTCTGGTCCAACACCAATACTATTGATCGGTTCAATTTTGATTTGATACCGGTTTTCATTAAATAAGTTACGTAATACATAACGACGAGATTGACTTTCCATAGCTGAAGTCGACATGATAACATTCGATGTTGTGAGTGTTTCTTTCGTCCATGTAGTATCAGGAACTTTTCTATAATATAAATTATACATGGTAATCGGTGTTCCGTTATAAGATGAAATGGTTCCGGCCGCATTCGCCGCACCACTTGCGCTTGTTCCCGCCGCACCGCCAGTATTTCCAGTATTTACAGGATCTGTCCATTTTAAATCTACCATCAGATTTTGTCGTTCATCCGGTGTATTCGTAAAGCCGAAATCATTTATAATCGACGGAACCGATGCTGTTTTTAATGTGATTGTCGCCGGAACACTCGATAAGCCACGTTCATTCCCCGAAAATACCGACAAATAATAGATAGTATTATCAAGAATATCTTCGATAATCCCAGGTATTTTTTGAAAAATAACCGAATTTCCGTTAATTTCGCCGCTATTCCGGTTAAATGTTGGAGGAGGATCTCCTGCGACCGGCTTGTAAGGAAATACGCTGGTATAAGGTTTCCATGTTTTGTTATTTGTAGAATATGTAATGACATAACCTGTGATAGGTAAGCCGCCATTTGAATCCGGCGCATCCCATGTAAGTGTAATCGTCTTATTCACATTATCATAATTACGAATACGCAGATTCGTTGGTTCGGTTAAAATCGTGGTTGGTATATTGTACGTGATTTGAAGACCCGCTTCGTATTGATACGTGCGTTTATAATTGTATAAATTGATAGAGGGGTCATAACATAGTACGCGTTCAGGTCCGGGTACACCACATGCGCTTGTAAGACCGCATAATATGCGATTATTGGCGGCCGTAGGCGGGCAAATCAACGCAAACGGACTCGCCGCATCGGTTGTATATCTTGCCGAATTTCCTATATTCCGCATAAGCTCACCACGGGCCGCTTTCGCGTATTTTTGCGTTTTTGTTAATCCACCCACATTTTTGTTATATTTTAATATTTCAGCTTTGCGCCGCATATCATACACTTCGTCGACTTGACTTACCGTAAGTGGCTTACCGGTACTATCAACCATGTTTGACGACCGACATTCCGGCTTGAACCGTGTCCAAAACTGACGATTATACGGATTTGAATAAAAAAGATTTGTATTACAATTAATAATCGAAGGTGTGATTTCGAATACATTTACGTCGAATGTTGCGACCTTCTGGTTGAAATTTGTCGTCGCGGCTTGTGTTACGGTGATTGTAGATGTCCCAGAACCATATACAAACGCGGTATATACGGTGCCGGTGCCTGTGCCGGATACACGCAACTTTACTATATTTTCATTCGATGAACTAAACGTGATGATTCCGTTGACTTCTTTATTGTTGGATTCTGGTGGAGTTAAAATAAACGAACCTTCAGACGTCATTTTATTTAGATCAGGTAGTTTATAGATAGTTGCTGAATCGCCGGTATTTAATTCCGGTATTTGATTCACGAACGTCGGTGTCGATTTTTTGATGATAAGCTTGATAGTATATGTAGCCATATCACCGATTCGTTGATTCGACCTTTTATACACCGGCGTTTCCTCTTGAAGAAATTTAATCGGTATGGGATTCAATAGCGTCGGGCTTATTTCTGTGCTTTTTTTGAATGTAATACGATTCCCGCTAATTTGTATGTATTCACCACTTACATCGAATGTCCTTGGTAGTGTAAGATTTAAATAATACTGAATGTCGCCATAATCATAAGCTCCAGTTTGTATATTTGTACGCGTCGTTCTCGCGAAATCAGGGAAATTCAGATCGATACTACCATCAAGCCACTCTCGCACTATATTTCCATTTCTATCTGGTATCGAATTGGTTTTACTTTGCCCAAACCCCGTGAACGGTGTATTTAAACTAATATCTGTATCACCCTTTGTTATGGTAAGAGGGACTAAAATACTTTTTTCTAGAAATACATCTACGTCGTTGATCGTTTTTTTGGCTTGTTTCATTTCCATACGTATGGTGGTCGAAGATTGGTCATATCGAAACCCACCAGAATTGTCATATACGCCATTAATGAGTAGAGCGTTGCGATAAGCAAGACGAATATTCTCTCCACCAGGGTTTTTATATAAACCATTTGGATTTGGCGTATTTGCTGGATCACCTGACGCTTGTGGAATTACATAATAGTCTCGGTCAAAACGTTCAACTGATATTGCGTAGTTATTTGATGGAAATGAAAATAGAATAGGTGTATCAGCGTAATTATTGTTGGAAGTTATATTAATAAGTGGTATGAAACCGATAAGAGTGTTTCTTTTTTCAATAATAGAAGCGGGGACATCTGTATCCCGTGGACCGACACCGGGTAACGTGCTTGGATATGTGAATGTTCCCGGTAAAAGTTTAAATGTAGTTGTATAGTTCAAGGAATAAACATTATACCGGTGATTATATTCTCCTATAAAATAGACATCGCCGGTTGGCGTATCTTGTTGTAATGATGGTGTCCATGTTGGAACAACCGCCGACATATATATTTTTTTACACCAGTATTGCTGATATGTCCATGTAAAAAAATATTATCTCATATACCAACTGTTTGATAAATAAGAACCCAAATTCTTGGTAGATTCGGTGCCTCTTGACGAGGAGACCATCTTCATATTTGGACCTTCATCTACGATGCTCTTGATCTTATTGGAACCAATCGAATAATTAAAATATTGTATGGTTGATATATATCCACTAAACCTATTACTTGCCTTGCTTTCACCGATGTTTACGTTGCCGTAATTTTGTAATGGAATACCTGCGGTCTTACGACGCTGCGCAAGACGCCCATTAATATATAAATCAATTACGTTGTTTGTTACACGAATGATCGCATTCACCCATTTCTTCATCGGAATATCAGTTGCGATAAGTTGTTCATTCAGGTTTTTCTTTTTATCTGCTTCGTTGTCGTTCTTACCGTTTACATCTACGAGAGCAAGTATAGATACATTTACACCTTTATCGGTGCGGTCAGGGTTTGTCTCAGTTATAGATTTTGTGAAACGAATATAGAGTCCTGGCGCATTATTGGGATAGTATATTCCATCAGATCCTTTTGTCCCTTCACCCCCTTTGCTAAATATTCTGGAATATTTATCCTCTACAAGTGGAACTTGATTAATATAAAACCATGTGGACCATGTATATTCTAAACCACCATCTTCATTCATCGATCGTGAGATAAACACCGAGTTCTCGTTGGATGGATCCTGTGAAATAGTCATCGCCATATCCTCAGTATTTGCTGTTCCATCTAAAACAAAAGGGGACATCGACGGAAGCATCAAATACGACAATCCGATAATAGACAATTTGACAGCTACTGAAAATACGATAAATACCATCAATATGAATGCGAATTTCGCAACAAGACTATTGGACTCCATGAATTCACGTAAACCAAAACCACCACCGTTGCTTCCGCTCATGCTACCACTCGATGATAATCCAGCATCACTCGGCTTCGAAAAGCTAGATGTTAATCCTTTAAAAAATCCACCGACGCTACCACTATCTCCGTTGGTTTCACTCATTAATTATATAATTCTTACTAATATAATCGAATAAAAAAACAATCTATATAAACAAATATATTGTTTTTGTAATGAACTCGAAAACAGAGGCAATAACTTCATTATGTCAATACCCACCCATGTATAATGAATTAGGTGCTAACACTTGCTTGTTCCTGATTATCCACGATGAAACTTAACTTCACCTTATATTTATTGAGAAGGTCGCTCCATGGACTTCCACCAAAACCTTGAGAATAAATATCCCACGCTTCTTGTGGTGCGATAGATGCGGCCTTAAGTTTTACATTCGTAATAAACCCAACATCTGCGGTTGTAACCGCAGCAGCGTCATCGCCTAAAACAATACTTTGGGTTGATTGAAGAAGTGAACCTTGATTTACAACGCATGATTTTACTAACTTGCCATCAACATATACATCCATTGCGGTGCCGTTGAAACTGATAATAAGATTCACCCATTTCTGAAGCGGAAACTCTGCGATTTCACAGTCATATTGCGTATCACTCGTGCCGGACCTTGGGAAAATTTGTATTGTATTCGTATTTGCTTTTAACTGTGTTTTAAATATGGCGGAACTTGGGCTACCACTTCCATCTTTATGAAAACTCACGATATTCGCGCCATTCACCCACTTTTTAATGTAAAACCAAATCGATATTGCGCTATTTGCTTTAAAACTACTTGGAAGATTCGATCCTTGAAGTGTCGTTTTATTTCCCCATTTCTGCATCGTACCTAAAGTTGTATATGTTGTCGTCAAAGCTTTAAAAATGACATATAACAACAATAGAATAATAACGATCGCTAAAACTAATTTTGAATTCATATTCTTCGTATAATTATTGTATATATTATTTACTTAGAATATACTGTTGTTGTTCCGGCTTCCTTTACTTCATTCTCGATCGTCGTCATTCCAATCATCGGCGGATTTTGCGATTTCAACATCGTATATGTCCAACGCATTTGTTCCTTCGTAATCGGCACTTTATGAAATGCTAAATTACAAATGGATCCATTCAATCCTTTATTGTTGTTTGTATCACCAACAGTAATCGGTTTCATGGAAATATCCGGCATAATAAAATCACTTCGAACCAAGAGTTTATTGTTCATGAAAAAATCCATCGTTTTTCCGTTGTAATTCACGACGAAATAATTCCATCTTTGAAGAGGGATCGCCACATCGAGATCTTCGTCGTTATCCAGTAACATTCTGATTTGATTTTGTTTATATCCGGGTTTGCCCGCAATAATCGTATTGTAATTTGAACGCGAATTGTATATCAGCGTTTCTGATGATGTTGTATTATTGCTCATATCTAATGTTTTACACCACAATTTCAGCTCTGTTGTTGTTTTGTTATAGGTCATTCTTGGAACACCACCGAAATCAAATATCTCTAAATCATGATTTGATGAAGCCACCGCATTATTCAATAAGAACCACCCCGAAATAGAATAATTGTAACGTATTTTCTCTTCAACTGGACAGTTCGCGGCTTTATCTTCAGGAGATCGGTCAATACCTGTATTATGGTAAATGAAAATTTGCGGACTCTGTGTATTCAAATTGGTATCATACTTCTGTTTCAACGATACAGGAGCGTGTACGATTTGGGATGCGGATGCTCCTATATAGTTCAATAGGTAAGGTCCGCCGTATAAGATCGCGATCAGAAGTAACTCGATTGCGACGATAATCCATATCGGTCGTGTAGTATCACCCATGATTGATTGTGATGACTGAAGCATGTCTAAGAATAAACAAGGGATGAAAATGATGCCTAACCACAATAATTTCAGCAATTTCAACCCGATCACGGATTTTGTAAGATGGAATATGAACATGGCCAAAATAAGCACAACCATTACACTATGTTGTTTATAATACGCAAGCGCACACAATACAATAAAAAATACGGTATTGATGATAAAGCGGACGTTGCTAAATAAATCAGCTACCGAGGCTACCGATGGTTTTCTCTCTACGTCTCCGATCGTTTTCCCCGGATTTAATGTGTCGATAATTTCTAGTCCATAATGAAAGAAGAGAATGGCGATACCTAATACAGTCATTCCCGTAACTGACATTAAGTTTTTGTCATCCTTTTCGCGATCATAAATCCAGACAATCACCATTAAGATAACATATACAATATGGGTAGCACCAAACGCGAGTTGGCGAAGTGGTTTTTGTTCATCTTCTGTTTTCATGTCATCAAACAAATAATCTTCTGGGGTTTTGTTATTATTGGCGGTCTTGAATTTTTCTCGAAGCATCGAAACTACACCGGCTACCGCAACGATTGCGATGAGAACATAGATTGTATGTGCTGTTGGTGAATTCAAATTCGCCATGATACCGCCAGATGCGACTGTCTCTGCGCCATCACCTTTATTCACGAACTCGGTGTCAATCTTATAGACGTAATAGATGATCGCAAGGATGAGAATCATGAATGATATTGTGAGTAATAATACTTTGATGAGTTTTCCGATTGCGCTTACTTTTGTTTCGCTTATTCCGACATCAGTGGCGGCAGGAGCAGACTCGGCGGCAGGAGCAGCAGGCATCGATGTCACAATCGCTGGGGTTAGTTTGTCACCCGTCTGAAACATACGAAGGTCAGTGTCAGTATTCCATTCCCAGAATTTTAATAGATTGATGGTTTCATCGCGTTTATTGACAATATCGGGAATACCGGACAAAGACGCAACTGAGTATAACCCGGCACGGAACAACACGATAATCAACCATGGTACAAGGTAAATAGTTGTCATAAACTGTCGTAAGATACGTTTCACTATATTTTCTTTGTCGAAATCAGCATGAAATCCTCCCCGCATGTGGTAACCTGTCGGTATCGCACAAATTGCTAGAAGAACAACAAACGCGATTGCCCATCCCCAATTTTCAGGAACGACAGGTAATTCTTTTCCGGTTCTTGATTCTTCCTCTGGTTTTGTTACTCTCAAATAATCCCACCACCATGAGAGACCAATAAAGAATATAGCGAGAAACATAATTATACCTATAAACGCACCTGGAATGGGCTCTGACTCATTCTTATTGAATTGCCACACTTGTATCGACTCGGCGAATTTCAGTATTGAATCAAGACCGCCTACATTCATTTCCTTCACTACCGGAAGCAATAAAATCGCACACAATAAAAGACCAACAATAATAACAATAAAAAAAGCGTCGATGAGTTCTTTCACACGTGGAAACATATCGCCGGAGAATTTACTGGCGATCCAATCACTTGTTTTTGGCGAAGTGGTGACATTCGTGAATAAAACGGAGACCCACATCACGAGTAAGATAACCGACAAAAATGGAATCATCGAAAACCATTTAGCGAAACGAATATACAACGTGCTTTTATCGGAATGGTCTGTTAATATTTTGTCCCAATCATTTGATGTCATCTTATCTTCTTTGATTTTCTCTTGAATGTCGTTTCCAACTGTTTTGGCGACGCCGCCACAATCAAGGTTGGTTGTGTATATCAGCGCGTCCTTCCACCAATCTTTGAATGATTCGGGTATAGTTCCACAGTCTGACATTTTCAACCGGACATTATAACACATAAGAATGAAAACAGTAATGATTACGGATAATATTGAAACCACACTTAACATCGCATTCATTGGCGCGAATGTTTTCTTTTTATCTTGATCAAGACGGGCTTTTATTGCGGTGTTAATCGCTTCTTGATTATTTGAGTTATTCGGGTCTTTTTTCTGTAATTCTTTGATGACTTCTTGTCGAAGTTGTTGATAATATCCACTATTTGCGAATTCGTTGTTCGGCTGATTATCTTTATTTAAAACGTCCGTTGCTGAAGGTTCTTTGAGATTGGTTGCTGCGAATGTGATTGGAAAGGCAATATACCCGACGGTGACTAGAATCACGAGTGCGATCGGTATTAGAAATTTATGCGTAGTAATTTGTGAACTTTGTCCGAACGTTGTAATGATCAAACCGATAAGCGCAATAAACCATACGATTCCGTGAACTAGAAATGTTTTCTGCCCATAATCGGTTAAATCTTGTGCTCCAGCAATACCCTCACTCTTTTGACTCGCAGCTAAGAATATACTCGCAGGTATTCCTATTAGAATAACAAATATGATTATTGCTACTATTTTACCATTTTGAGTTAAACCCTTTGAATTTGTATTTCTCCAAATAAAATAACCAACAGCCAAAAAGAACGCGATTTGAAAAAATAAACCGAAACCTAGTATTAAATCTGCGGTTGTTTTTGCGAAGTTTTCCTTGCTTTCTTTACTTGACAACGGATCGTCGTTGACCTTATCCATCGTTTGTTGGATTTCATTACCGCGAACGATCATCGGCACACCGACGAGTATCGAAATAACGATGTAATGGATCCATTCGCTGATGGGTTGTTGTTCGTAGAACCTTTTATATAATCCGAATATTAGCATCCCAATCAATAAAATAGACCCAAAGCCGATCATGCTTCGTGTAAGGTCAACGTTACTTACCTTTTCTGATGCTTGAATACTACCGAACCCCATACCTAATCCGAGAATAAATAGGCATACTGGTAATATAATCCGAATACCGGTGTTAGACAGAGAATCAGAGATATTAAAAATGGCATCAGGTGGCGGCGGGAGAATCGTGTCATCGGAACCTTTCATGACAATAAACTTATTCGGAGAAATAGAATGAATATACAGCACGTAAAGAAATGTAAGAATCATCGATACGAATATCGGCCAGTTTCCTTTTGAGGTCATCAATTCCGACGAAACAAATCCAATTAATACGATAATCACGATGACGATGATAGGTAGATAATTCAGTATTTTTTTAATATGGAATGATTCTTCGATAGAAGATATGGCATTTGTTTCCGCTTTTCCTTCTTCTGTCTTTGGATCTAAAATGTTAATCTTTGCTGCCGGTGATAGTGATGATCCTGACATTCTATTACTATTGAATATAATGATAACAACACCCGTTATAATTATGAGATATAATAATGTCGGCTTGACTACGACACGTAAATCTATAAAAAGGACATCGCGGTCTTTTTCCCGTGACAATCTCGACATAAAGCGACTAAATTATCGATGTGATTGGATCCACCATGTTCTAGGGCGATGACATGATCCACTTCGAACCAAGCAGGGAGCTGACGCTGACAATCACCACATTTCCACCCCTGTTGTGCAGCGACATATTTTTTCTTGGTTTCACTTACACTACGTTTGCTAGAGTTTTTACCGGAGTTGAGCAACCGTCGCTCAGCGGGGGTTCCGCCGGGGGTTCCGCCCCCCCACGACGGCCGTGCTATTCGTGTTCCGACAGCACTGTCCATCGCACGGCTCATCGCCCCGCCTATAGCACCACCGTCGTGGGGGGGCGCAACCCTCGTCATATCAAAAAAAGGCGTTATCATATCCGCGGTCCCTTTACTTATCGGCATATACTTGATGATATCATTCGCGTGAAACAATAATTGCCTAGAGTTTTCCGGATTACGGCGTAAAAACATGAAGAGTGAGAGACCGATAAATCCGAATGTCGCCATCTTAATCCATTTTTGATTACTTTGAAACATCTTTAACGGTTGACCATCATAATAAGTGTTTACGATAAGAACCGCCGTAATAATAAATACGATGTATTCGGTTTTTACCATTATTTCAGATGTTCGACTTGTATTGATAACTTATATATAGTCTCGAATATTTCACTACCGATTATGATAGTAATACGCCGCATATCCCAACCCAGCCAATAATAACAAATACACAAGCTTCTCTCGATACTTCAGTTCTTCTAGGATTTGGACAGACCGTGGTCGATAGTGTAAATAATATCTCTCGAGAGCATCATGTAAACTCAGTTCATCCTTCATCAATAGAACATTATATCGATTATGAATGAAATGAACCCAACGAATAAATGAATCGCGGCTGTCTAAATATGGCGTGACCGGATATTTTCCCAACATTCGGTCAAACTCAGACGACATTTCTGGATCAGGTATCAACATCGAAAAGTTTTGGATAAAGTCGTAGTATTTTTTACGCGTGACATCATTCACATGATCGGGGTAATTTACCGCTGCTGTCATTAAAAGGAACCAATAATGTGGACCCCATACTTTCGCGTCAAGCTTGAGCATCGCTTGCTTATAATGAAACGACATAAAAACAATCATAGAGCTACGAATAAGCGAATTATAAAATGGAAGAAAATTGTGTCACAGAAGAAGAATCGAATGAAATTCTAAAGGTAAATAATCCTAAATCAGCGTTATCGTATCTTGAAATCATCCAATTACGAAATCAACGAACGAAACATTCGAATGGAGGAGGCGCTCATACGTTACAGTCAATCGTAAACAACGTAGAACCAAACAAGTATTTCTGTAATAATTGTAACCGAACAAATCATGTATATAACAATTGTCGCGCACCGATTACAAGTATTGGGGTGATTGCGTTTCGTTGTGGTGAAACCGGACCAGAATTTCTCATGATACGTCGCCGAGATTCATTTGGATTTGTTGATTTTGTTCGAGGGAAATATTCTTTGAATGACGAAGCATATATACAACGGATCATCGATGAGATGACCGTGACTGAAAAGGCGAATTTATTGCGACTAACATTCGAACAGTTATGGCGATTATTATGGGGTGAATATACGCGAGGTAGTCAGTATAAAAATGAAGAGCATATTTCGTTTGAAAAATACAGACAGGTTCTTGGCGGAATACGCACGAAAGACGGGCGTATAAAGACGCTTCATCAGTTTATTGACGAATCCGCGACACGTTGGACCGAAACCGAATGGGGTTTTCCAAAAGGCCGGCGAAATTATAACGAAAAGGATCTACCATGTGCTTTACGCGAATGCCTAGAAGAGACCGGTTATGATATTCTAACCGATAATGTTATTCAGAATATTGCTCCATTTGAAGAAATATTTATGGGTTCAGACATGAAATGTTATAAACAGAAGTATTTTCTTGCGATGGTGGATTTAGATAAGAAACCGAAAAAGGCGCATGACATTATGGAGGTTGGTCTCATGAAATGGATGTCATTCGGTGAATGTATTCAAACGATACGACCTTACAATTTAGAAAAAATAGGTATCGTTCGTAAAATCAATAACATACTATCCCGTTACCATATTTTTTAGGTGAGGTGATCTTTTTATTTCGTGTAATTATATAAAGGGTCATTATAAATAATAGTTACGATACATAAGAAAGATATGGCCGAAGAACAGGAAAATATACCTATAGAAGTTACAATACAGCCGTCTGGGGGGCCGTCAGTTGGTTCAGTTGCTGCGGCTGCGCTTGCGGTCATGCCAGAAGATGCGTCGTCGATTGCGGGAAGTAAAAAACCGCGCACGATACGTCCAAAAGCGAAAGCTGCTTCCGCCGTCGTAAACACCGGCCGTTCTGACCCGAAAACAGCGATCGCGGCAATGAAGCGCGAACTTGAAGAAGGGCGTAAACGCCTCAAACCAGAAGATATCAATAATCCATTTAGTAAGGAGTTCAACAAACTTCTTTTAAAAAAAGAATTACTTGAACGAGAGATGACAATTCATGATATTGGTATTTTGCCGGATGACGGCGACGGCGACGGTGCCGGTGACGACGACGGCGAAGGAGCACGGATCGCTGCGGCTGCCACGAATGGTCTTTACCCAACCTTAAATGACCCAAATTTTAATACTAAAATCGCCTTACGAAAAGAGTTTTTTGATACCAAGATGGATGTAGATAATGCGAAGAATGTAGAGGAAGAGGCGGAGATTTTATGTAATGCGCAGATTGAACTTGCGCCGAACCAGCAATTTGTTCGTAATTTTCTTTCAGTAGAGACACCGTATAATAGTTTGTTATTATATCATGGACTTGGAACAGGGAAGACATGTTCTGCGATTAGTGTGGCGGAAGAGATGCGTGACTATATGAAACAAATGGGAATTACGCAACAAATTATGGTGATTGCGTCACCAAACGTTCAGGAAAATTTCCGGCTTCAGCTCTTTGATGAACGCGAGCTCCGAGAGATTGAGCCGGGTGTATGGAATATTCGTGCGTGTACCGGCAATAAATTTATCAAAGAGATAAACCCGATGAATATGAAAGGATTGACACGTGACAAAATCATTAAACAGATACGGCGGTTGATTTCATCGCACTATTTATTTTTTGGTTATAATGAATTCGCGAATTACGCGCGCACACATGCGTCAAGTATTGGAATTTCTCAAGATGATGCTGTCATACAAGAAGTTCGTCGTAAAGCGTCTGCTGGCGCAAGTGTCGGCGTCAGCGTTGCCAAAAAAGGGCGCAAGTCTGCTGCTGATGCCGCAAAGGCGGCTGAAATGGAGACACTTGCGATCGAAACACTTTCTGTCGCAAAGTTGCGTAAATTATTCGCAAATACGCTGATTATTATCGATGAAGTTCATAATATTCGTATTACAGACGATAACCGAGATAAACGCGTGGCGAAGATATTGTTCCAGATTGTTCAAAAAGTGAATAATGTGCGGTTGCTTCTTCTCTCGGGAACACCAATGTATAACAGTTATAAGGAAA